GAGTCCTGCTCCGGCAAATTCTTGAGCAACATCTATAACTTTATCAAAAAGCATAGCTAGTTCCTCATCTTGTTCTAGTTTTGTTTCTAGCATTACTTCTTCTTCATCAGTTAATGCTTCATCTAAAATAAAATCTAAATAGTCCTCTTCCATTTCCATATCAGGGACCATATCTTCTTGTTCTGTTTCAATTTCAGGAACCATGTCTTCTTGTTTTGTTTCTACAGGCATTAAATCAGACATTTGCACATCTACATCTCCACCTTCTTGTTTTTTTAATCTTAGTATTTTAAAATCTTCGGAAGATATTTTACCATCATTATTAGCATCTATTTTATCTTGATTGCCTGCTAATTCTTTCATTATTTCTCCTTTGCTCTTCCTATATTAAGGGCAAACCAATCTATAACTTTATATGCTTTGCTTACTAAGTTGTCGTCGTGTGGTGTAGGTGTTAATGCAGCTATCATTGAACAGATTGAAACTATCCAAGGTACTACTCCTACTATTTTTAAAATTGTATCTAATAAATCTAACATTTAATTTTCCTCTGTTTTTCTATTTAAAGCCTCTTTAACCTGCAGGGGTAACTGCTCTAGGCGTACCAGAGAATTCACTTTCCCCTGCAACCGGAACATTTCCTGTTCCGATGTTGCCACCACCAGTGCCTGTAGGTCCAAGGTCTTGAGGTTCTGCAGGTGTTCCAGCAAGGCTTCCCATAGGTCCTTGTTCCCCACCAGCAAGTTCAGCTTCCGAGCCAACATTTTGTCCAACATTTTGCATTCCTATTATTTGTGCCATTATAGCAGCTTCTTCTGGGTCATTGAGTATTTCATCAGGGTCCAAGTCTAAGCTGTAGGCAAGTTCACTAATTAATTTAGAAATCTTAACAAATGGTGCAATAGCTGGACTTTGTGCAGTTTGTAAGAACATAGTCAATCTTTGACTTCGTACTTCTTTCTGCATCAAGCTATTAGTACCTGTTGCTTTAACTTCTAAATCACCTTTCACATCTAGCGAGCCTTCAAAGAACTGCATGTTCCATTGAAAAAAAGCTTCGCCTAACGGTTTTAATAAAAAGTCATCAAGATTTTTGACAACAGTTTTTATATTTAAACTAGCAGCACCTAGTAACATAGACATACCAGAAGCAGTCCTTGTCATACTTTGTACACCAGTTTGACCGTGTGAATACGATGGTATGCCGGTTTGTTCGTCAGCAAGTTGTCTAAACTTGTCGAACATCATCATATTCTCTGGAGCAGTATTAGGAAACTTTAAACCGTGTATGGCTTGTCCCGGCATTCCAGCTTGTCGCCTGAATATTTTGCCCGGATATATTTCCATGCTCTGCCCACCAACTAAAGCTGATTCATCTACGTCAAAGACAAGTGAACCAGCCATCGCTAAATTATCAACAGCCATTCTTGCATGACCATTCATAATTTGTTGAGAATCATCCATATTCTCTGCTACTCCTATACCAAAGAAATTATATGGATTTCTTTCGTATGGAAAAGCATGATAAGGTAATCTATAAGGTGTAAATGGATTTATTACAGCTCTTAGTAGTTGATTACCGCAAACCCATGCGTTAATCTGTACCTCATCTAAATCATCTATACTATCATCTAATTCAATACCAACTTCTCTAGCATATTCGGCATCCATAATACCCCAATATTCGAGAACTTCAAAATTACTTTGGTATTCATCAACTCTAGTATCATCTTTTAATTGACTTTCAAAATCTTTTTCTGTGTAGTTAGGTCCTTCAGTTAAACAGTTTCTAATAGCATCTTCATTAAAGTAAGGCATATTACGAAGCTGTCTTAATTGTGATTTGTTCATTTTATGTCTATGAACAATATATTCACATTCTTCTATACTAGTGCTAGAAGGGTCTGGGTAAAAATCCCAACAACTAACAAATTCTATTCTTGGTACTCTAACTTCTAATGGGTTATAGTTTCTTTCTCCATCTTCACCCATATCCCATTTATTTAACTTTTTGTTATAATTAAATGGTCCTTTAACTATTCCGGTGCCTAATAAAGATGCTTCTAATAAAGCACTTCTTAATTCTGAAGAACCATTAGATTCATCTATTTGGTCATGGATAAGTTTTTCCATTCTTCTTGCAGCTTTTTGTGCCGGAGAGATTTCTAAAACTTGTGGATTTGGTTTAAGTCCTTCAACTAATCTATCTTCAGCTGAATCTTCTAAAGTTTCACTGAACATACCTTTACCAAAAGTAGCTCCCGGATTTAAAGTACGTCCATCACCTTCATAACCTACATCATAAGGATTATCAATTCTATTACCTATATCATCTGGTATAGAACTTTCTAATTGAACTTGAGGATTATTTATATCTAGGTGAGCATGTTCTAATTCACCTTCAGGTATTTTAGTTTCTTGAATACCAATCGGAAACTTACCTGTGCCAAAAATAACATCTACTAATTGTCCAAAAGCTGCTAAGACTTTTGTTTTAGTTATCTTGACAAAAATTCTAGATTTTTCTGAATCTCTAAATTTAACTGATTTATTATAAAGACCTCTGTAATTTTCGTAAGATTGTAACCATCTTTTTTCATCAGAGTTTCTAGCTTCTTCAGCTTGGAAAAAACGGCTTTGAATAATACCAACTAAGTTTTGTTTCTGGTCTAGCTCTAAAGTTAAATTCTTTCCAGCTTCGCCTTCAACATCCTCATAAATGTTGTCTGCATTTAAAAATGTATTTTCGTTGTCTGCCATTTACCTTAATATCCAAATTTTGAATCAGCAGGACGATGCATCTCTCTCTTTAGTCCTCTAATTCTTTCTAACGGACTATCCACTCTTGGTCTGCTCATTATTAAATAACGTAGAGCATCATAAGCGTGGTCCGAAGCATGTGTATCTACATCCTCCGGATTAGTTTTAGACAAAGGTATGGACTGTAATTCTCGTATTAGATTTGGGCAAGTATTAAATATCTGTAACCTTGGTCTACCGTTTTCTTTTATTTTCAGGAACTCATGTACTTGAATTTTACCTTGAATCCTGTTCTTATCAGCTCGTCTTAATTTATGACCAGCCTTAACTAAGGCTTCTCCAACAGTAGGACCAGTAGTACCGGTTCTAGCCCATGCGGCAGTATCTAATACACCCGGGACCGATAAAGGGTCCTCAAGTTCCATATTCCCTATTATACTGCCTAATTCTTCACCTGTCAAGCCTTTTTTGTATAATTCACGGTATATTATTAAAGTTCCATCATTTATGTCTATAGCACCCCACAGACAGCAAGATTCAGCTGCATACCCATAGTCAATCCCTTTAACTCGTTCCCAGTGTACAGGAATCTGAAAAGGAGTAACAATATGCTTAGTATTATCAAACTCTACAAAGGCTGCACCTTCGGCAACATCCCAGTTTCCTTCTAGTAATTGTCTTCTTTGAATAGGTGGTAAAGATTTAAGCATCTGTTCATAAACACCATCTTTAGCTAAGTAAGGGTTGTCTACTAATTTAGCCGGAATAAACTTTCTGGTTAAACCATCTGAACCTAAAAAGGATTTATTAGATTCGTAAGGTTCAATATATCTTTTCTTTACCCAAGAAGCACCGGCTCCACCGGGGTTAGCTGTACATCTTAAGTAAGTTTTAATGGAAGGGTCGGTGGTCCTTAGACGAGAAGCAAGATAATTCCAACTAAATTCCGTAGGTAGATGTGTGATTTCATCAAAGCCAATCCAAGAATAGGCTTGACCTTGGTATCTATACACATCGGCATCTCGCTCTAAGAACCCAAATTCTATTTTAGCACCACTAGGAAAATTCCACAACTTCTCTACTTCTCTAAATTTAGCACCGGGAAATGCTTGGGGATATAGTTCACGAGATTTATCAATCATCTCACGAAGTTCTGGCATAGACCTTCTTAATATTAAAGCACGATGAGCTTTTTTATGAGCATACCTAAGAGGGTCAACTAGCATGGCATAAGATTTACCACCACCAGCAGCTCCGCCATAGAGTACATCTTTTTCATCGGCAGCTAAGAAATCTGTTTGTGGTCCTTCATTGGCATGAAAAACAACATTAGCTTCTTTTAACTGTTCTTGAACATCTTCAGGTACTTCAGCTAATTTATTTTCAGTAACAACATTAGAAGTTGTTTGTTCGGTAGCTTTTTTAATAACTTCTTCTTGAGCTTTGATAGTTTGCTCTTTATTATATAAAGCTTTTTTTTGTTTGGCTAATTTCTTTTTACGCTGAGCAATTTTCTTTTTGTGTTGTTCAGCTAGTGAAGGGTCTGAATCTAGATAATTCTTGAGGGCAACATGAGAAATGCTACGCCCTGCTTCTTGAGTAATTAAACGAGCAGCCTCTCTTAGAGAATACTTCTGTTCGCTAACGCCTTGTAGATATTTTTTTAAGGCTTTGAGTTCTTTAGGTATGGGTTTGAGATAACCCTCGATGTCACTTAGTTCGTAACCAAAAGGAATAGTGTGACTTTTTCTTACTAGGTAATCTTTTGGTATGTCTTTCATAATCTTAAAAGCTGGGTCTTCCAGACATTAAGATGGAATAAAACATCTGGAAAACCTCTTACGCTGACTCAGTCTTTCGACTTCGTGCCTTTACTAAAGATAGCATCCCAGTTTTCTTCAAACTTTTTTCTATCTCTAATTGGTCGTTGTTTAGAACCTTTACCTAAAAAAGTCCCGCTTTTTAATTTTACCGGTTTGTCTTCTCTTCCTAATAAAGCCATGTTATTTCTTTTTCTTGACTAAATCTTTATGTACCATTGTATAGGCTTCATTCTTTGCTGTAGTTTTATCATCAGCTATATATCTGCCTTTTGCATCACGGGTTCTAACTTTTACCCAGCCAAAGAAGTTACCAACTTTTTCCCAAAAACTCATCTTTCTTCTCCTACCATTTTACCTTATCAGCCCAATATGCTGCAGACATTTTACCTTTGGCAATATTCTTAGCATGTCGAGCCTTAAAACTTTTACGTTTAGCTTTCATTCTATCAGACTCACCAGCTTTAGGTTTGCCTGCAGTCTTAGCTCCTTTTTGTCCGAACCGTATAAGTTTAAGTGTGTGTCCATCTTGAGCAAGCACCATGTGTGATTTAGTTTTATGACCGGGAGTTCTTTTAGGTTTATTAACTCCTGCTAAGTTATGTTTCTTTAATAAAGATGCTTTTCTTTTTTCGTGTGCCATTATCCTACTCTTCTATATTGTCTAGTTTTTTTCGCAATACTTTTTGGTTGCTGAGAATGTTGTTTACCTTTACGAGTATCTGCTCTTTTCTTTCTAGTAGTAGCAGCATACTCTGCTGGAGTTAAAGATTCACGGGCTGCTTTAGGCAGATAACGTTCTCCAGTTTCACTAGATTTTTTACCCGACTTAGTTCCCCAGTCTTGTTTAGTCCAACTTCTAAGACTTCTTTGTGACTTTTTTAGTTCTGACATTTCTTCTTTTCTTAGGTTTTGGTTTAGTAAAACTAAATAAATTCTTAAACCAAGCTACTATATCTTTCCAACCAAAATACATTATTTGTATCCTCCTCCTTTTGCTTTATACTCTTTAGCTAACATCTGAGCTTTTCGAGCTGACCATTGCCCGGGTTTGCCACCTTTACCACCAGCTTTAATCTTATTAAAAAGACGCTTACGCATAGTAGGCTTAGTATAATTACCAGCTTTATTAACTGTTGACTTTCGCTTCTTGTTCGACATATTCTACATCTATAGTTTGTTTTTCAGGGAGAATAAAGATTCCACCCTGAACATTATGGTTGACATCAACCCTTTCTGTTTTCCCTAGTCCAACTCTATCAAGAACTGTTTGAGCAGCTTGTAGTTT